CCTGTTCGCCGGCAGCGAAGCTGCGACCACCGAAGCTGATCGCGATGACTTCGATCTGGCCGAGCGGCTGGACCTCGACAACCTTCTCCCAACGCGTACCTTCCGGACGCTCGACGCGGACGTACTCGCCCAGCATGTCCTTCGCGTACTTCCACTGACCTTCGCCGAGGTCGTCCATCGCGCCGATCAGGTTGATCTGGGTGACAGAGGAAAGGCGAAGTGCAGCGCCATACTCGGTGACGAGACGGACGCCGTCGCGGAAGAACGAAGGCTTCACATTGACCACCGGGGTGATCGAGTAGCCTTGACCTGGAACGATCGTAGCGAACGTCATGCCCTGCTCAACGGAACCAGCGAGGATCTCTTCGTTCATCCACATGTCAACCGCGACGCAACCACCACCACCGATTGGGTACTGCGGCGGTGGAGCCGGCGGAGGCGTGACGATGATGTTCGTCGTACGCATGGTGAACGGAATCGTCGCGGAACCGATGACCATACCATTGCTGTATTTATACTTGGCGGTCAGAGACAGTGCCGAAGTCAGCGGGGTGTGGCTCGGAGTCGGGTCGACGAGCGAGAGGCTCAGAGAGCTGTTCGCGTGGCTGCCGCTCGAGACACCGATGGACGTCAGAGCAACGCCCGAGTTGACCTGAGTGGACCACTCGAAGTACGCGCCCGGATACGTCGTCGAAGGCGTCGCCTCATGGCTCGACGAGCAAGCGCCGGCACCAACCGACTCGCCAGAACCGGTCGGAGAACCGTTGCTGTACGAGGAGATGTAGATCGACGCCGATGGCACTGGCGGTGGAACGACCGGAGCCGGAGGCGGCGCAGGCTGCAGCTTGTAGAGCGTGATGGTTTCGCTGTACGAAGCCGACAGACCGTTCGAGTCGATGACCGTCAGGGTGACCGTGTACGATGCGGTGGAGTCCGAGATCGCGTAGGTCTTAGCCGGAGGCGTCTGACCGCTGTACGTCGTGCCGTCACCGAAGCTCCAGTTCCAGGTGATGATCGTGCCGGTTCCCTTTGTAGAGGAATCGGTGAACGAGAACACGTGGTTTGCCGGTGCTGTCACGTATGCTTCGCCCGACACCGAGAACCTTGCCGACGGAGCGTCGTTGACGACCGGAGCTGGGACTGGTGGCGAAGGCGGCGCAACGACTGGCGGCGGTGGCTCGACGTAGATCACGTCTGCTTCGAAGATCGCAGCAGCGGACGAGACCTGGACGTTGGACGCCGAGTCGATCAGCTGGCTGAGCAGCTTCACCGTGTGGCGACCAGCCTTGAAGCGGAAGCCCGGAATGGTGATCTTGCCTTCGAGCTCACCACGCGAGTTCGACTCAAGTACGCTGCCCCAGATGCTGGTGCGGCGGACCATGTTGTCGTCGGTGAACGAGCTGTTGACCACTTCGCCGCTTGCGAAGTATTCCGTTGCAGCGACGTCGTCGATGTAAGCGTAGAACTTGGTGTACGGCTTGAGACCGTATGCGCGGAAGCTGATCTCGCGCGGACGGATGTACGACTGGATCGACATCGACTGCGAGGTGTTGTCGTTCAGCGAGTACGTGCTCTCGGTGCCGAAGTTGGCCTTGGAACGCAGGGACTCTGTCGACTCGTTGCCTTCGATGTCAGCCTCGAAGCCCTTGTCCGTACGCCACCAGCCGTAGTTCGCGCAGAGAGGCGGCGATTCCATCAGTCGGTAAGCAGCCGACGCGCGGTCGGTAGCGTTGATCGAAACTGGCTCTGCCAGCACTTCGATGTCAGACCAGCGGTTCGGGCTGAGCACCAGCGTACCGGTGTACGACGGCGGCGCGCCAGACAGCCTGCGGCTGTCGGTTGCATATTCCTGCGCGAGGAACACTTCCTCGTCGTAGTCGATCGTGATGAGGTCGCCACTGCGCTTGGTGTTCGAAGAACTGGTCGCGTCGTAGTCCAGCTCGAAGAACTCAGGCTGGAAGAATGGACGAGCGAAACCGTTCTTCTCGTCGATTGCGACGCGGTACGTCGGCAGGTCGACACGACCGAAGGCGTGGTTGTTCAGCGGATCGACGAAGATGCCGTTCTTGAAGCGGTCGAGGCCACCCGTTCCGAGCACCTTCATGTCCGCAGCCGACTTCTCGAGCGCGTTCAGGGAGGTGTAGTATTCCAGACGCTGGACGCGCTGCTCGAGAGCAGAGATGTCTTTCATCGTGAAACGCTTGTGGTTCTGGATAGCGATCTTGATGCCGGTCGCCAGCGAACCGGTCGCCGCTCGCTCGTTGTCCGTCATAGACGGGTACGGCATGACGTCGAGGTTCGCGATGGCGATTGACTCGGATGGGAACTTTGGAGTGCGTGGGTTCAGCGCCGAAGTGCCTTCGACGATCATGAACGTACCAGCCGGCGTGACCGTCAGGACGTCCTTGCGACCGAGGTAGTGTGTGAAGTTGCACTCGAAGTTCTGGCCAGGGAACGGCTTGGAGCCGAGCGTCTTGGTGTCGAACAGATCGGTTGCTGGCGGGTTGACAGTTGCCGTGCGCAGGTTGCTGGTGACGTTGGCGGTCGCCTGCTTGTACGGACGGAAGTCAATGGTGCTGCGCAGGTCAAACGTCTTGCCACGGACTGCCGAGTAGAACGTCGGGATCTCGTTGGTCTTGATGGTGGTCGCTTCTGGCGCGTTGAGGTCGTCGTTGACCGGGTAGGAGTCGACTGAGAAGAAGCCCTTGCCGGTGGTGTTGTTGGCGACGAAGTGATCGAACTCCACGACGTAACGCTTGTTGCGCACTGCAGACGCCGGGATGTCGGCGCGCAGGCTCAGGGTCGCGTGGTCGTAGTGCTTGCCGCGCTGACCGTTGTCGAGGACGAAGTCGCCGAGGTAGTTCGCGTTGATGTCAGCGACGGTGTTGTTGCCCGTACCGTTTGCGATGTAGACACCGCGCAGACGCAGCACGTCAGGCAGACCAAGGTTCCAAGGACCACGGTCGTTGCCGGAGTCATCGGTCGTGATGATCACGACGGAAGAACGCTTGATCTCCTTCTTGATCTCAGCACCCTGATTCTGGCGCGTGTACATGCGGACCGTCGCCGAGATCGGCGCGTTCGCGTATGGCACGCCGAGGTTCACGGTCGCTTCGTTGTTCGCGTTGATCGCCAGCGTGCGCACCGAGCCGTCGAGCGGAACGATCGAACCCGCGAAGTGGAAGCGCTGGATCGTCTGGTTCGCGAGGGCAGCCGGGGCTGGCGTGACCTTGATCTGGTTGCCGCTCAGGATTTCCGTAACGAGGTGGTTGTTGCTGCCGTGACGGACAGCCTCGCCCGGATAGAACTTGGTGCCGATGCCGGTGTCCTGGATGACGCCGTTCGCGTAGAATGTTGCCGTCGTCGAGACGTTGGCAGAGATCGCGTTGGCCTGTAGGATCACGTCCACCTTGGCTTCGGACGAGTCCGTGCCATCGGTGAATCCAAGGATACCGCCACCCGACGGGACGCGGAAGTTGATCGTTCCAGCGACTTCCAGCGACGCCGACGTGTTGGCCGACGTGTAGTAGAAGTTCGTGTCTGCTTCGCCCTTCTCGTTCTTGAGGGTCTTGACCGCTGGCGCGCCGAGGTCGAACAGCATTGGCGAGTAGCTGGAGTCGTGGACGACCGCGATGCCGTTCTGCAGCACGACGTCTGCGAAGCTGTTGCCGGTCGACGCATTGGTCACCGAGCGAACGTTTGCGAATGCCGAGCACTTGATGTTATACAGGTGCAGGCGGTAGACAGCCGTCGGCGAACCCTTGACGCCGGAGACGTGTACGAACTCCTGCACGTTGCAGGTGCCGATGACGTTACCGACCGGAGCAGAGCTGCTGGAACGGTTGGAGCTGACGGCAGTCTGAGGCGCGTCACGCAGTTCGACCTGCATGCCGTTCGTCGCGAAGATACCGCGAACGTTGGTGACTTCGATGTAGTTGCCGTAGCTGGTGGTGACGATCTGGTCGTCGTAGCTGACGGTGTCCGTACCACGACGACCCTTGACTGGGAGGTTGGTCAGGAGCTCGGTGCGGCGACCCTTGACATACGCAAGACCTGGCGAGACGTCGTAGATCACCGAAGACGCGTCCGAAGCGTCCGTGTTGCTGGACACGTTGAACGGCTTGATGATGTAGTGACCCGATTCCTCGTAGGTGCGCTTGGCGATCTCGTCACCGATGGTGGCGTACTGAGGATCCGTGCGCTCGAACGCCACGCCCGTGTTGGAGAACTCGACGATCGGGAAGAAGATGTCGGTGTTCGCAACTTCGTCGGCGCGCTTGGAGACAATTTCGCTGACGAGCTTCAGGCGGTGCGCACCCGGTGCGTTGTAGTTGGAGTAGCCAAGCGCGTTGTCGTACAGCGACTCGTCCGCAGTCTCGGTCACGATCTCTTCGGTCGTGTTGAAGCCGAGCAGGTAGCCTGCCGGATCGTTCGAGCTCTGGTTGACGATGACGTTGTGATCGTCGACGCGGATGAAGTGGCCCTTGTGGTAGATGATACCGTCGGACACGTGTGCGCCGTAAGCGAAGCCGGAGATGTCCGAGTCCGCGATGGCGATGCCGTCGGTGTTCGCCGTCAGGGCGTTGATGCGACCGATTTCGTTCGACATCTCGTACGAGACAGCGAGGATAGCCGTGTTGACCGCGTTGTTCGAGTTGACCATGAGCGTCTCGCCCGCGTTGAAGCGGCGACGAACGTTGTTCACGGTGACGGTGTTGTTTTCGGTGTCTGCGTCGACGATGATTGCGCGAGCGGTGACATTCGCGACATTGCCTGCCTCATGGGCATCGACCGTCAGCGTCTTGTACGCTGCGAACGGAGCGGCGTCCGGCACCTTCAGGATGATGTTTTCGACGTACGAAGCATCTTCCGCGTACAGCGCGATCTCTTCACCTGGAAGGAACGTGCGGCTGGTCGCGCCCGGCTTGGTGTAGCGGATGAACAGGCAGCCTGGGTTCTGGCGGATGAATCCACCACGGGTAGCCACGACGAGTGCGTGAACGTCCGAGGTCTGGCCGACCGCGATCGCGCCGATCAGGCGCGGGTCGTCGACCGAAAGATCGGTGTCGTCGCTGAACTGATCCTCGACACCCACGTATTCGAGGTCCGGGATGTACTCAATCGAGCAGCCCGAAACGACAGAGCCGTCCTTGAACACGTGGTTGCCGAAGCGTTCCACCTGGTTCTGGAGGATGGTCTGAAGTTGGGTGAGCTCGCGCGCCTGTACGGCGACAGACGGACGGAACAAGATTCGATGGTAGTTCTTGTTCTCGTCGAAGTCGTCGTTGTACGGCGATACGTTCAGATTGGTGTCGAGTGATGACATTTCTTGTCCTGTGGTACAGAGGCTTTGGTCTATTTAGCAGACCTGCCCATAGGATTGTTGGAAGGCTTGTTCTTGATGGAAGCAGAGATCGAAGCCTTGTGGCTATCAGAAAGTTGCTTCCCTTGGTGCGATACGGCCAGCTTCTTTCTTGACTCAGCGGAGTGACCCCATCCAGAAACTGACCTCGACGCGTGAATCTTGGCGAGTACCTCCGGAGACCTTGGTACGCCTTTCAGCTTAGACGGAAGCCTCCCGCGCAGCCATCCGTCCGGAATAGCGTCTGTACTCGCGATAGACTTCGTGGTTTCGCCGTTGTTGATCCAGAATCTACCAACCTTGCTCTTCGACATTTTCTCACGGGCGTTCTGTTCGTGCTTCCGCCCGGTGAGCTTCTCTTTGATCTTTGGGGCTTTCTCTGGGTCAGCCGTCCAATGACCGAAGTGGTGCTTGTTGAGGTTGTAGTATCGCTTGCCGAGCTGTTCGTCGGGGATGAGGCTGAGCCATAGATGCTCAACTTCAAGGAGATCTTGTCGGTTTGTGTAGACCCTCTGGACCACGCGGCGCTTGAAGTCCTCTTTGCGATACGCATATGCGTTGCGCATCCTCTTGGAAGAACAGATGTAACCGTCGGCTTCAGTACCCCAGTGACAACCGATGTAGAACTTGTTGCGCTTCTTGTCGCGCCAAATGTAGATGAAACCGTACTTTTCCACAGACAACTCCTGATGTTAGTCAGGAGTATTTAGTGTTTTCAGCCCCTCAGAGCTTGATGATTAGCTTCACCTGTTCCGACGAGGTCGCGTTGCGCGGCGTCGGAGATACGTTCTGTAGATACACCACTTCCCCGGAGTACATCTTCAGGTCTGGTGTTGTATTTAGGGAGTTGATCGTGAGTTGCGCATTGGAAGTCTGGCCTGTAGCCACCTCGCCCATGATGAACTCGCCGTTGTAGCCAGTGATGACGGTGACCGTCGAGTTGCAGTGGGCAACCTGGCCGCGCGCCTGAGAAGCAACGCCGACAATCGTCTCACCCTTCGTGAAGAGGTTGGACGACGTGTTCGAGGTTCCGAGCGTCACGCACTGGTTGAACTTGTGCGTCGTGTACGGCTGACCGTTCGCATATGTAGGGTTCTTGAGGATGCCGACCGTGCGGATAGTCACGTTCGCCGGGAAGCCGAGGTTGTTCGCGAACTCGCCAGAGACGCCCATGTGCTTGCAGTAAAGCTCGCCGTAGACGTCCGAACCGTGGCCACCGCGTGGTGAGATGATCGGGCGCAGGACCGCGCCTTCGCCGAAGCCGTTGCCTGCGATCGCAAGCGCCGTCGCTTGGTTGTAGCCCGTTCCAGAGTCGATGATCTCGACGCCGGTGATCGAGCGGTTGACCGGGTTCATGTGGAAGAATCCTTCCACGCCCTGACCGTCACCGATGACTCGAAGGGTAGGGGCGATTGAGAAGCCGTACCCGCCCGACACCTGGTTCGAGTTGAAGTTGTTGGCGACCACGACCACCTTATTGTTGCCCTGCATGCCCGAGGACACGATGCGGCGGTTGGTGACGAGGTTGCCAGAACCGAAGACAGTGATCGTGCAGTTCGCATAGAAGTTTGGAACCGACGAAGCGTCTGGTGGCAAAATGATCGTGTTGGTGCCGTTCGTAGCAGAGACCTGACCATCGAGGACCGGATAGTTCGACCCACCCGCCTCGACCTTGATGTTGAAGATGCCGCCGTCGATCGCACCCTCGACGACCGCCTGTTCTTGCATGACCGGCATGAAGCGACCCGTCTGGAACTTGGTGCGATCCGCGCCGCTGATGGAGTACAGGTACTTCCAGCGATAGCCGTCAGCAAGCTGAGGCGGCAGACCCGTCGGCTGCGTGTTGGCAGGCTCGATGGTCGACCGACCGCCGCCGTTGTTGAAGATGCACTTGAACACGAGATTGTCGCTCGTCAGGACGTAGAAGTCCTTCTCGGGCAGCGCCTGGTCCTTGTCATCGTACTCGACGAACGTCGTATTGGCATTCCACTCGACCAGACGTGCCATGTAGGCGACGTCTGTGTTCGAGAGCTTCTTGCCGTACATCATCTGTTCGTACTGGAAGTTGAACGAGTCGTAGTCGTTCTCGTGGTTTGGCTCGGCGCGTGGTTCAGTGGTGAACGGCTTGGAGCGACCCGCGTACAGGTAGAAGTGGTCGTTGTCGACCTCGGCAGTCAACACAGCGCCAAACCCGTTGGCACTGTTGACGCTCACTGTCGGACGGATGACGTAGTTGCCACCGGAAGTCAGAGCGACGTACTTGATGCGACCAGCGTCGTCTGTGAAGACCTTACCAGCCGCAGCAGTTCCGTCGCCATTGAAGACGAGGTTGTCGCCGTTGGCGTAGCCCGCGCCTTCCTGTTCGATCGTGATGCTTCGGACCGGCGAGTCCATCGAGTCGATGAAGTCGCCGATCATGTTCTGCTTGAACTTTGCTAGAATGGTTGACATCTTGTCTCTCTGTTATGCGCTGGTATTTAGGAAGTATCAGGCAATGTCGGTCTGAGTCAGGACAGAAGTCTGGCGCTCAGTTGGGTACTCGGTGTCGTACGCCGTCATCGTGTTGCGATCCGTTTGACGCGAGGTCTGGTAGTCGGTCATGACGGTGGTAGCCGTGAGGTACGAAGTCATGAACGTCGTCGGATACGCAACGAAGATGGTCACGCGACCGGTGTCGCGCTGGACGGTGGTCGCGATGTTGGTCATCAGGGTGGTCACGCGCGAAGTAGCCGTCGGGCGCGAGGTTGGTCGAGAAGTCGGGCGAGAAGTCAGCTGCGTGATAGTCGTAGGAACCGTTGTCGCCGTCGCTGCCGTCGTGATCACGTCCGTCAGACGCACCGAGCCCGTCATGAACAGCGTCTCATAAGCGGTGTTCGTCAGGTGACTGGTCTGGCGACCAGTCTGGAACACGGTCTCATACGCGGTGTTCGTATCGAAGGTCGTCAGGCGGTCGGTCGCGTATAGCGTGTTCGTTGCACGGCTGGTTGCGAACGCAGTCTGGCCAGTCGTGTCGTAGACCGTCGTGGTCGTGCGGCTGGTTGGGCGCGAGGTGATGTGGCTCGTGTCGAATGCGGTGTCCGTGTTGCGGCTGGTGTTGTGACCCGTGTTGACGCTGGTGTTGAAGGACGTGTCCGTTAGGCGACTGGTCTGGAAGATCGTCGTGGTCTGGGCACTCGTCTCATACACGGTGTTCGTCGCGAACGATGTGTCGTAGACCGTGCTCGTCGCGCGACCGACATCGAAGACCGTTGCGTAAGTGGTGGTCGTTGCGAATACCGTCCATCGTGATGTCTCGCGGGTCGTATCAACCCAAGTCTCGCGGGCGAGGTTGGCGACCGAGCCACGGGTGGTAGTGCGGCTCTTCGGTTGTTCGAGGTACTTCTGCCCCACGTAGAAGCCGTTGGAGTACGTGTCAACCCAGTAACCGCTCATGTAGTTGGTGACATAAGAAACCTGTCCCACCGACTGCCAGTACGTCATGTAACCGGTGCCGAACATGGTCGCGTAGCTGGTGATGCGCGACGTTTCAGTCGCACGAGCCGTCTGCGCGGCGTTCGCAAACACCGTCCACGTGTCACGGGCGGTGGCGCGCGACGTCGTGGTTGCACGAACCGTGTCAAACACCGACGAGGTCAGGCGGCTCGTGTCAAACGCAGTCGTGGTTGCGCGGTTCGTGACGAACGTGGTGACGTAGGTCGTACCGTATGTCGTCAGGGTGGTGCGATTGGTTGCATACGAGGTCGCATACGCGGTATCGAACGTCGTGTTTGTCGCACGGTTCGTAGCAAACGTGGTCGCGTACACGGTATCATACGCCGTCGAAGTTGAGCGGCTGGTGTCGTACGTCGTCACGCGGTTGGTCGCAGTCGCGCGCTCGGTCAGGTAACTCGTGTTGTACGTCGTCAGGTAGCCGGTGAGAGTTGCGCGATTCGTCGCGTAGCTCGTCTGGACCTGATTCGAGGTCAAGATCTGGGTGACCCAGCTCGTTTCGCGGGTTGGGTAAGCCTGATAGACTGTGTTGTAGCTCGTGTTGTAGTTCGTCACGAACGCGGTCGTCGTGTTAAACGTCGTCAAGCGAGAGCCATTGTCAACAGCCGTGTCGCGCATGAACGTGGTGACGAACTGCGTCGAACGCTCGATCGTCGGGACGTTGCGCATCTGGAAGTTGTCGAAGTCAGCGCGATGGCCATCGCTGCCTGCAACGCCGACGATGACGAAGACTGCCGCCGAGTCAGCCGTGAAGGTCACAGTCGATGTGTTTGCTGCGCCGAGTAGGTTGGCGGTGGTGAGGACGCCGGTCGAGGTGCTGTTCGTCGACGACACCCAGACGGTCGCGCCAGCGCCAGTTGCGCCGGAGTATTCAAAGTCGAGCTGATAGGTCTTGCCAGCCGTGACGTTGACGCGCTGCTCTACCGAGCCAGCCCCGGCTGCACGCGTGATGCGCATCGCGCCGTTCGACCATGTGACGTCACTCGTGCCGCGTGGCGTCCAGTTCTCAACGTTGAAGTTGAACGCGCCGTTGATCATGAGGTTCGGCTCGTTCGCCAGATAGTCTAGCGAAGTCGAGCGCGAAGTCTCGGTTGGGCGGCTCGTCGGGTACTGGGTCGCGTAAGTCGTAGCGAACTGCGTGACAGTCGAGCGGTTCGTCAGGACGTGAGTCGAGAACTGCGTCATGTACTCAGTGATGCGCGTCGCGATGATCTCGACCTCAACAGCTTCCGAGTTCGAGTCCACTTCGTTGCTGATGACGACCTTGCCGAACGCTTCCGTGCCGGCTGGATGCCAGAGCTTCTTCAGCAGGTCGCTGTAGTATTCGAATGCCACGGACAGACGAGTCTCGTAGCTGTACTCCTGGTAGTAGTAGCTGTCCTGGATGTACTTGTCGCTGTTGAGGAACGAGCGTGTGCCTTCCCAGTAACCTTCGCCGATACCCTGACGACCAAGGCGAACAGCACCGGAAGCAACGAATGGGACGCGTTCGCTGGAGAGCTTGACGACGTCGCCGTTGGCGTAGCCGATGCCGGAGTTGATGATCTTGACCGAGTCAATCGCGCCGTTGCCAGAGAATGCCTTGCCGATGATGATCGAGTTGTTGCCCTTGTAGTTGCCGTTCTTCTCGTCCTCGATCATGAGACCGGAGATGACGGGATTGTCAACCTTATCCCGGCATCCGTCGGGTGGTTGCGACAAACTAGGGGGCAGGTTGCGCACCGCTTGTTGTATGGATGTCTGTGAAGGTGATCGCCGGTGCGAATGGTGTGTTCCGAAGTTTTTACAAATTCAACAGGCGTGCCTGTAAACTGCCGGGGAACCTTTAACGGCACCGTTCCTGCCC